GCAAGACAGTTGCTTCTCTTCAAAAAGAAAACAAGACTTTATCTTCTGCGGCACTAAAGTTGCAGGAGCAAAACAAAGAATATAATGCAGCATTTGAAACTCTGCAAGAAAAGTTGGAAACCATGAATGTCTCCAACGCAAAGTTGCTGTATATTAACCAGGCTCTTGAAAATGCCTCCTTGAATGAGCGACAAAAAAGAAAAATTGTCGAAGCCATTTCGAAAGCCGGAACAGTACAAGAAGCAAAGATTGTATTTGAAACTATGAACGATACAGTTGCTACTACTTCAGACGTGAAGAAAGAAGCGACCTTAAGTGAAATGGTATCACGTAAGTCTTCACTACTTGTAGCGGCTCGAAAAGAGCAAACCCAAAAGGATGCCAACCCTTTATTCAATAGAATGCAAGCTTTGGCGGGAATAAAGACAAAATAATTCTTATTAAAAGTTTATAGAAAAGGAGGTGATTTATTATGTCTATTTTACAAAAATTAACAGAAGGCGTGCAGAATCGTGACTTACGTGCCGAAGGTGCTGCTCTTCTTAGCAAGTGGGAAGCCACCGGTCTTCTTGAGGGTCTCAACAATGAGAACCAAAAGCAGGGCATGGCTGTTCTTCTCGAAAACCAAGCAAAGGAACTTCTTCGTGAAGCTTCTTCAATGGCAGCTGGCGACGTCGAAGGCTTCGCAGCAGTTGCTTTCCCAATCGTTCGTCGTGTATTCGGTGGATTGATTGCTAACGACCTTGTATCGGTTCAGCCTATGAGCTTGCCATCTGGTCTTATTTTCTTCCTTGACTTCACTCACGCTGACAGTTGTCATGGTGTTGAGGCAGGTAAGTCAGTATACGGTGGAAACAAGGTTGGTTCTGAAATCACTGGTGGTGTAGATCTTGGAGATCAGGCTGGTGGAATTACTGGTGCTGGTACTCACTACAACTTGGGTAGCGGTTACTCTTCTCCAACAGCATCACTTGCAGCCGAGAATGCAGTTCACGTGTTGACTTCTTCTCTTCCTGGTGCAGATCGTGGGTTCACTCACATGACTGCTTCACTCATGACTGACGCACAGAAGAAGCTTATAAACTTTGACGCTGACATTTTGGCAGATAGTGGTTCTGTATTCGTTGCAGTTGTAGAGACAACTAACGCTCTTACAAACAGCAAGTTTGATAACTTGGACCAGGGTAATCTTGCAGCTATCAGCGCTTCACTCTCAGTAGATACCGCTGCTAAGTTGGTTAGAAGACTTACTTCAATTAACGCTGACAACAAGTTTCAGTTTGTATTCATCAAGTCTAGTGCTTTCTCAGGAGATGCTGATGATGGCACAATCGCTCTTAAGGTTCCAGTTAAGGATAGCATCTCTTCTTCTACTGCTGCTGGTTCTGTTATCGGCGCAACTCCATGGGCTCTTGAAGAGCCAGCACGTGCTGTTGCTGGTGCAAACAACGGACCTGGTGGTGCCAAACAAGCTGACACTGATGCCGACATGCAAGCAATTGCTGAGATCGACATCAAGGTTGACTCTATCGCAGTTACTGCACAGACCAAGAAGTTGAAGGCTAAGTGGACTCCTGAGTTAGGTCAGGACCTCAACGCATACCACAACTTGGACGCAGAGGTTGAATTGACTGGTATTCTTTCAGAGCAGATCGCTCTTGAAATCGACCGTGAGCTTCTTGGTGAGCTTGTAAACGGTGCAACTGCTGGTACTCGTTACTGGAGCCGTGCACCAGGTCTTTTCGTTGATAGCACAGGTGCAGAGATTGGAGCTTCTTCGGCTGCTCCTGACTTCACTGGTACTGTTAGCGAGTGGTACGAGACTCTCATTGAGACAATCAATGACGTAAGCGCTCAGATCCACAGAAAGACACTTCGTGGTGGTGCAAACTTTGTTGTTTGTTCTCCAGAGGTTGCTAACATCCTTGAGTTCACAAGCGGTTTCCGTGCAGCAGTAACTGCTGACCAGGATCGTGGAACCATCGGTGCTGTTCGTGCCGGTTCTTTGAGCAAGAAGTTCGACGTTTACGTTGATCTTTACTTCTTGCGTAACGTTATCCTTGTAGGTCGTAAGGGCAGCTCGTTCCTTGAGAGCGGGTTTGTATATGCTCCTTACGTACCATTGCAGGTAACACCAACCATCTTTGGTACTGAGGATTTCGTACCACGTAAGGGTGTCATGACCCGTTACGCTAAGAAGATGGTACGTCCTGATATGTACGGTCTTGTTGTTGTACGTGGT